CTCTCTATTTGATATTGCTTATGTCCGTGATATAGTTTTTCTTTATTCCATGATCTTTCTCTTTTACCACTCATAGAAAAATGTGTGCAAGGTGGTGACCCATCAAATATATCTAACTCACCTGGTTTAATATTACCTGCATCTAAAAAATGTTCTGGTGTCAAATCTTTTATATCACCAGTCAATACCTCTGTGTTTGGGTTATTCAATTTGTATGACTCATAAGCATGTTCAACAAACTCATTACTTACTAATACTTTACCACCTGCAAGTTTATATCCTGTACTACTACCACCTGCACCTGCAAAGGTTGACATTACTGTAAATAATTGTTTATCAGTTCCTGCTTGAACATCTTTATTTGTATAAGGTTTAAAACTCATCACTTCATCTCCATAAATAAATCATCGACTAACTGACTTCTTATTTGATCATTAGGTGCAACCAAACAGCTAATCTTTTCATAGTTATTATCAATAGCAAAGTGATACCTATTGTTACCACCCCATATTGCATACTTACATTTCTCATCTATTTTCATAGATGAAATCTTTTTTAAGTCACCATCTATTCCTGATATTGTTTTTATATCTTGAACAACAATAGGATTTATCATACCATCTTTGTTTATACTTTTCCAGACATTCCAATATGTGTTTGTTTCTAAAGGTGCCATAGGTTGTAAATCTTTTAAATCTAAAACCTGATAATATTGTCCTTTATTTTTAGACTCTAATATTACTGTATCTGCCATGGTTCATATATCCTTGTAAAGTTTTTGTGTTTCTCAAAGTGTATTTGATTAGCAAACTTATCCATCATAATATCTGTTTTGTGTGATATAATGAAAACATTTTCGTCTTTCAAAGTATTTAGGATTTTCAAAAAATCATCAGTACCTGTAGTATCAAGTGAACTATCAAATATCTCATCAAGTATTAATAGATTTGTTGATACACTATTCTTCATTTTAGCAACAGCTCTCCATGTAAATAGTAAAGCCAAATCTATTCTCATCTTCTCACCCTCACTAAATGATAGGTAACTAAATTCATCTCTAAATCGTGACCTTATCTTTTCGTTAAACTCTTCATCTAATTTAAAATTAACAAAGAAATCCATACTTGCTAGATACTTGTTAATTAATTGATTCATGATTGGTAAATATTGTTTAATAATTTTTGTTTTGATACCATCGTCTTGTAATAACACTCTAGCTGCTTGTATGTAATCTAGTTCTTCAACCTTTTGTGTATTTGTGTGTTGTTGTTCTTTACTCTCTTCTATAAGATGTTCTAATAATTTATTTGCATCATCAGCATTACCTTTTTTATCTTTTAGTTTTTGTATATCATTTTCTATTCTTCTTGTATATGTTTGTAACTCATCTATTGATTGTTGACATTTTGCCACATTAATATCTAAAAGTCTTATGTCTTCAAACACAGTTGTTATAGCTTCAATTCTTTTTTGACTTTTGATAACTTTTTGGTTCATTATAAGTAAACCCTCTTCTACTTCTTTTAATTTACTGTTTGTTCTTTCTAATATTTGAGATTTAAAATCATCATCTATAGATTGTTTACAAGTAGGACAGTTTTCATTTGTTTCATAGAACTTTTTTTCTTTTCTTTTTTTAGTTACAATATCTTCTAGCTGTATTTCAAATTTTTGTAGTTTTGATAAATTAGTTTTTACAGATTGTTCATCATTAATACTTTTTCTTTTTTCATCTACCTTTGAATACAATTCATTCTTTTGTTTTTCGTAAGTTGTGATGTGAGCATTGTTATCATCAATTTGACTTTCAAAGTTTTCAATTAATGATTGTGTTTGTTTCTCAGCTTCATTAATATATTTTTGTTGTGTGAGTATTTTATTATCAGTAATCTCCATATCTTTTTTTAAATCTTTTATATACTCGTCTAATTCTTTTTGTTTTTGTTTAGCAAGTATATTCATAATAGAGAAAACTTTTATATCTAATATTTCTTCTATAACATCTCTACGATATGCATTCTTTAATTGCATAAAAGGTGTGAATGATGATGAGCCAAGTATAACTACTTGATTAAATGTTTTAGAATTTATTTTAAGTATGTTTTGTTCTAGATATTTTTGATAGTCAATGGTCGTTGCATTTTGATCTATCATATCACCGTCAACATAAATCTCAAACTTGTTAGGTTTGATACCTCTACAAACTTTGTATTCTTTTGAACCTATTTGAAACTCAACCTCAACCTCAGTGCCACCTAAATTAATACTGTTAATTAATTGTTCTTTCTTTACAGACCTAAATGGTCGATTAAATAAACTAAAAGACAATGCATCAAGAATAGTTGACTTACCTGCACCGTTTTCACCTACGACTAAGGTTGTATGGTTTTTATCTAAACCTACCTCAATAAAATTGTTACCTGTAGATAGAAAGTTTTTCCATCTAACTTTTTTAAATACTATCATAGTTCCACATCACCTGCTTCAGTATATAATGTTCTTAAAAAATCTTTGAGCCTTTGTTTATCTAAAGGTGTTTGTAATTGTTCAACATAATTATTCATCAATGAAACCGTGTCTTCACTTTTCTCTACAATATCATCAGCAACAGTTGCAGCATCTAAATCTGAAAAGTCTTCTATAACTTTTATATCTGTTACATTTATCTTTTTGTAAAAATTATCTACAAACTGATCAAACATATAGTAATCTGTTTTCTTATCAACAATAACTTTAATTATTTTATCTCTATACGGTTCATAATCAAAATTATCATATTTCTCTTTTTCATCATTATAGTATATCTTCTCAAACATTGTGAAAGGATTAACTATTCTTTCTAGTTCTCTAGTTTCTGTATCTAGAATATGAAAACCTTTTTGGTCTTTGTAATCATTCCAAACAAATTCATAAGGACTACCTAGATAGTGAATATGCCCATCATCTGATTTGTGATGAAAGTGGCCAGAGTATACAGTTTCAAATCTTTTAAATATTTTACTAGATAAACCTGTTTGACTCTTCATGCCATTATGCATTTCAAATCCTTGTATTTCTAGATGTCCACAAACTATATCAGCATTCTCTTGTTTCAATGCTTCTAAAGATATGTCTTTATTATCAGCACATATCCAAGGTAACATTAATATTCGTAGTCCATCGAACTCAACAGCTTTAGGATTTGTATAAATGTGAGGTTCATTAACACCATCATAAGTTGTAAGTAACTCGTCAACAGCATTAACTTGATTTGTGTTTTTATAATAAGTATCGTGATTCCCAATAATAATATGTGTATCAATTTTTTCTTTCCACAATCTCATCATAAAATTTTTACGAAAGTCATGTGAAGTTTTAAAATTAATAAACTTTCTTCGATCAACAATATCACCTAGATGTATAAGTGTAGTAATATTATTTTCTTTTAGATACGGAAAGAAGACTTCATCGTAAAACTTAAAAAAGTATTTACTAAATGCAGGGCTATCGTTTCTCGCACCGAAATGGGTATCGGTAAGTAAAGCAATTTTCATGTATTAACAAAAATATTCTAATGTAGATTTTTTAGTTGTTTTCTTTTTCTTTTTAGCTGGTTTAGGTTTATCAATATCTTCTTCAGTTATCAACATATTCTTTTGTAGATAATCGATGTATGCATCTTGATACTCTTTGTCATCACCTGAATTTGTAGTTGTCATATCAATACCTGATTTTAATATCAGTTTTCTTTTTATGACTTGTTGTTTTTTCTCTTTCTGTATTCTACGAATAAAGGCGTAATAGATTATTTGTGTAAAGTATGCAAACGGATTGTTTGATTTTTCTGGGTTAAAATTTTTAACATATTGTAAACAGTTTTCTATTCCATCTGAAATCATTTCTTCTTTATATGTGTAATTAATAAAATTAGGTCTATAAGATAAATGATTAGCTATCTTTAAAAAACACTCACCTATGTAATTTGTTACAGGTGGTATTTCTTGATTATTCTGTTCGGCTTCGACACAAACCTTACGATATTCAATCATAGCCTGTAGAAATTGTTTGTTATCTACATAATGTTCTGTTTTCTTTTTCATATCATTATTATATCACAAAATACAAGAAAAATCAATGTATTGAAAATTTTTTTTATTAGTTCCTTGACTTTTATTCTTGCTTGGTATATACTCCTCTGTGTAGAGGGAAACAAAGACTATTAATGTATAGTTCTTCTACCCTTTATATATTCAACGACTTCATTGTCTGTTAGTTGTTCTTCTTCAAATTTATCCATTTCATTCATTTCTTGAGCAGATCCTATATTCCACTTTCTTGATTTTAAATGTTCTTTTATATTTTGGTAGTATTCCGTCAATCTATCATTTGCATTTGCAACAGTTAATATTTTTGATTTGTGTATAGGGTGTTCTTTATTCTCAGCTTGATAAATCCATTCTTGTAATGACATATGTTCCTCAACCATAAAGTCTTTTGATAGTTTTGGAACTATTTCCATTTTAAGTGGTTCATGTAAATAAAGAAAATCTTTCTTATCTTTATGTTCTTGTACTCTTGCGACAAGTTGTTCACCACTAATTAGTCTTAATATTCTTATCATAAGTTTATATTATGGATTTCGTAATCGAACTCCTCTCCTACATAAGTATTTATTCTTTCTGAAAAATGGTTTAATGTGTAATTTTTATAGGCCCCGATGCTTAGGTCATCTGCTATATCATAAAGTGTTGCTTTTTCTTTATTATCACCTAATCTTAAACCCCTACCAATAGATTGTAAATTTCTAATCCTACTTTTACTTGGAGAGCTAAATATGATATTATGAAGATTGCGAATATTGATACCAGTACTAAAAGTACCAAAAGACGCCACGATGATTGCGTTCTTTTCATTTTCTGTTATACTCCTTATTGTTTCTCTATCTTTTGTATCTGTTCCACCATATACAAAAAATATTTTTCTAGTTTGTGGATCTAAGGTATCACCAATTAGATCG